AGACGGTTGAATACAGTTGCACTCGTCAAGGTGCTGGGAGCATCCGCAGTCGCCCTCAGGGCACCATCCAAGCGCCTCAGAGATGGTCGGGAACTGGCAGATGAAATGCTGCTTACAGAGTTCTGCAACGTCCTGGTGCTCCTTCTGGGTGCCGTGAGCGCAACGCAAATCAATGTAGTGCATCCATGAACGCACAGAGCCTGTCATGTAGATTCTGGTGGGCACTGCCATGGGCAGAATCATGCGAGCACATTCCTTTGCCACACCTGCTTCCAGCATCTCCTTGTAGACATCCATCGTCTGCTTGAAGTGATACTGCATCCAGATTTCAAACTTCTGTTTGAGGAAAGGGTCAAGGTCATCGATACTCTTCTGACGATTAGTAGTATCCTGACGACGAAGCTCAGGCAGAGGAATCTCATCACCAAGCAGAGAAGAATCTGCATAGCGTTGGGAAAACTCTTGGAAGGTGAACGAACGGTGACGCAAAATCTGAGCTGCGATTGCTCTGGTAGTGTTAATCTCCAGAGTCATATGTGCTTGCTCAAAGATGCTCCAGTGCTGGTGCTTGATGCAATACTTCAACAGTCCAGCAACCTTTTCATTCTCCTGATTAGCGGGATTACTCACACGAGCAACATACCCGATAGTTTTCTCTGCATCAGGAGTAACAGAGACAAGACATACTTTAGTCATTAGTTTTGTTACCAAATAATATACGAGAGATTGCGTAAAGTCCGAATGCCTTTAGGTATCCAATAGTTGCAAGACCAAAGATACCAGGCATTAACCAGTTCCATAATAGCATAAGAATCAGAGGTTTGGTAAAAACACCAGCAACAATACCAAGTGCTTTTACTGCTTCCTTTTTCTTTTCTTGCTCTTCTAGCTCTTGCCTTTCTTCCTCTTCTTTCTGTTCAAACGCACGTTTATCAAAATAAATCGTCATTTGGTTTTCTTTTTCTTTTGATCCGCTGGATTTTGCCATAGTTTAGGATTCACTCTACCTTCAGATTGTGTCATACTAATTAGGTCATGTCTATACAAGTCCCAATAATAATCAAAGATTTCTGACCGTTTGTTACCATATACCAGGTCAAACTTAGTCATACCATCTTGTAAGTATTCGACAAGATATGCTGTGTAAGGAAGTGACCTGTCCTCTGCAAGAGAAGGGTCACATTCCTTAGCGATAAACTTCAAGAGCGTCCCCCCCACTCAATACTAGGAAATGCTTCAGATATAACCGCTTTGGTGATGCGCTTGTACTTATCGTTCATACGTCCATCCTTAGCAAGAACCAGAAGTTCTGCTTCTTCTGCAGAAAGTCCTTCCAAAAGTTGAACAAACATAGACTCACGCTTCAGCGAAGACAGTTTATCTGCACCACCTTTGAAGAAACGATAGAGACCACGATATTCTTGCTCAAGGCGAGAGTGGTCTGTACCTACAGGTGCATCATTAGGAGTGTAAGGAACATCTCCCTCTGGAAGCATAGAAATAATGCTCTCGTCAAAGTTGATAATTAACAACTGTCGAAGAGCAGTGCTGTTGTGTTTACGGAGCAGGTCAATTTTTTCCTGCTTAGTCTTTGCATTGGAGACTTTTCTCAAAATCTCACTAAGCAGTAACCTAGGGTTACTGTTTTCCATATTGCGTGGCATAATTAACTCCTTTTAAATCATTCGTCGTCATCCTCATCATCAAAATCATCGCCCCAATATTGAGCGTCTGGTCTGATGTAGATTAGTTCATCGTGTAGCATGTTGCCATCTTCGTCAAACATTTCTGGATGTGTGACAGATTTAGCATAGGCAGCGTTTTCGATAAAATCTTCAACGTAACCTTTCGCTAACCATGAAACAGTGATGCCGAGAATGAAAGCACCGATGGTAACTAAAACTGCTAGTGCAATTAACATGGTTTCCCTCCTTTAATCGTTTACAATAATATGGAAACCAACCCCTCCTATGTCTTGAACTCAAGATTATTTAGTCCTTAAACGAGATTGTTTTCTCTAAGGTACTTAACAGTTTCGGTACATCCTCCCAGACGTTTTTCATCTAAGATGACTTGAGGGAAGGTAGAACCAGTACCAAACTTAGCATAAAAATCTTCACGAGTAAAGTGATTATTAAGTTGTTTTTCTGTGTAAGAATATCCTTTGCCCGCTAGGACCTGCTTTACTTTAGTGCAGTATGGACATCCAGAGCGTGTGTATACTTCAAACTTCATAATTTCTCCGATGAAAAAGGGACCCCTAAGGGTCCCATTGGGTGTTCCGACTTGTAGAGAGACCGCACGAAAGGTCTCTCAGTTATTTATCGGATCAGAAAGCGAACTTCAGACCAGCCTTGGTGCCGTAGCTACGGTCAACACCAGCAACGCCCGAACCAACGAAGCTGACTTCGCCGTAAGCAGACAGTTGGTCGGTCAGACCAGCAGAGATACCTGCCTTGCCCGAAGGAACGGTGTCAGAAGCACCGCCGTCAGGAGCAACGATGGTAGCACCACCTTGGACATACCAAGCAGCGGATTCGCCCAGAGCACCTTCGTAACCGACATGGGTGTCGATGTTGGTGCCGCTGTAGTTAGAACCAGTGAAACCAGAGTTAGCCTCGACGTTCACATAGGGACCTGCAAAAGCAGCGGTCGCCATGAAAGGTGCAGCAGCGGCAGCTGCGAGAACAGATTTGATCATTTTTGTTTCCTCGTTATTTTACTTGCGGAATGGTTACCCGCAGATGAAAGCAGACTCGACTCGTCTGCGTTGGATTAATTATAGCACTCTTAAGGAATGCTGTCAACAGATTGGCGCGAGTAGTTGAGGCACCATCCTCTGTTGTAAATCTTTACAAAGTTTATTTATACTATTCGCAACCTTCTTTTTTGTAGAGTTTTCTGCACTTCTTAAGTTCTTTCAACTCTTCTTTAATACTTTGATATGCATCTTCGGGGGAGATAGACCTTCTCATTTCCATAGCAATAAGAACATCAACTCGTGTACCAAAGTGTTTGAGTGCTGTCTCAAAACAATCCAATTCTTCATACATCTTGTTTTTTCTCCTGCTCTCTGAGTTTTCTAAGGTATTCGTGAGCCTTCTTTCTAGACTCTATTAACATTTCAGATGTTTGTAACCGACCCTCGTAATAACTATCAGGGTCGAATTGAATGTCGATAACATCCATAGGGTCAACTATGGCATCGAATTCTGCATCTGCATCACCCAAAATTTCTCTTAGTTCTTTGGGAAGATTTTCGTTACTAATTTTTGGTAGTTCCATTAGCGTTCGTAGTATTCGTATTCAATTGCCTTTCTAGTGTGCCAAATTAAATTGCCATCTCCTTGATTTAACAAGTCTAATGACGTTGCTACTATAACATTAGTTGAACTATTTCGCAATGTCCATGCAATTCCACCAGGATTATTAGTCCAATTATTTTCGGATTCATTATTGTTAGTGACTTGACCAACCAGAGTATGATTTCCTTGACTTAAAGAAGACACCGTAACAGTCTCACCTTGACCAAAGTTTGTTGTTGTTGCAACTTGTGAACCATCTAACGTAAATGTTCCACTATTATCTGCTGCTACTTGAAGGATGTAATCTCCTGCAGAAGGTACAACAAAATTCCAAGTTTGAGAATGAGTTCCAACTAAAGAGTCAGTGTTAGATGGATAAACCGCATAAGCATCCATGAAGTCTCCCCATCCTTGGTGAGGACCAGCTCTTACCCAATCACTTGTAGTTGGTTCCTGACATGCTGTTCCCCTACAAATTTTAATGTACCAACCACCAGGGTTTCGTAACCAACTATATGCTTCTCCTTCTGGGTCTCCATTTCCATCTACAAATCCTGCGTCAGAGTTTGTCACTCTTACAGTTACTTTTACTTTTCCCTCATTAAGAGTTGTTGTAGCGGTGTAAGGAGTGTTAAGTGCTCCTCCAGAAAATATTCCGCCATTAGCAGTAACTAAGGGAGTTGTCTCGTCATTTAGGAATAACTCCCCAACATCATCTGTAGCAAAAGTAAATGCATAAGTATCTGTTACTGGTATGTCAACAAAATATGTTACCTGTTGTGTCTCATTAGGTAACGTACAAGTTTCAGGATTAACCCAGACAGCATAAGTGTTTCCTTCATCACTCCAGTAAGTAGTATTACCAACTGCATATGTTGTTGGTGATGAACGTTCTCTCTTATATTTTACTGTTTCTACTCCAGCAGCATCAACAAAAGTTTCTGGAAGGATATTGATGTCTGGGTCAAATGGCGAACAAGCATCGGGTCCGATGTCAGGAATAAAGAAAACATCGGTTAATCCAATCTGAGAATTTAAGTCATCAAGATTGACGAGAGGAGGTTCAATTAATGGAATATCTTCATAAAATTCAAATTCACAATCATACAATTCACCTGTTTCTGGGTCAACTTTACACCTTTGACCTCTTATCATAAAGAAAGGACTGTAAATATCCTTTACACTATTGAAAAAATTATCGTCAAGTCTAAATTGTTGTACCCTCTCGTCCCCAACATCTTCAACAGCAGCTCTAGACCTGGTTGCGATTACTGCATCATCAACTAATGCATCACAAACAGGTCCAAAATATCCTTCGGGATAATAATACGCCATTAAAAAAGAGGGTTGTTACACCCTCTATTTATTTTAAAGTGCGTTGCCTCTTGGCAAGACCTCTTCAGGGAACACGAAGTTCTCATGAGGTTGGTCAACTGGTGCTAACCATGCTCGGAGTCCTTCATTCAGAAGAATGTTCTTTGTATAGAACGTCTCAAACTCAGGGTCTTCTGCCGCACGAACCTCTTGAGATACAAAGTCGTAAGCACGAAGATTGAGAGCGAGTCCAATAATACCGATAGAACTTGTCCAGAGACCCATGACGGGAACAAAGAGCATAAAGAAATGCAACCAACGCTTGTTACTAAAAGCGATACCGAAAATCTGTGACCAGAAGCGGTTCGCAGTAACCATCGAATACGTTTCTTCCTCCTGTGTGGAGTCAAATGCTTTAAAAGTGTTTGCTTGTTCGCCATCTTCGTACAGTGTATTTTCAACTGTAACTCCATGAATAGCAGAGAGCAGAGCACCACCAAGGATACCTGCTACGCCCATCATGTGAAAAGGATTTAGCGTCCAGTTATGGAACCCTTGGAGGAAGAGCAGGAATCGGAAGATTGCTGCGACCCCGAACGACGGTGCGAAGAACCATGACGATTGTCCCAGAGGATAGATAAGAAAAACACTAACGAATACAGCAATAGGACCTGAAAAAGCAATTGCATTGTAAGGACGAATACCGATGAGTCGTGCCAGTTCAAACTGGCGAAGCATGAAACCTATAAGTGCAAAGGCTCCGTGGAGCGCCACAAAAGTCCAGAGTCCCCCAAGTTGGCACCAGCGGATGAAGTCCCCTTGAGACTCAGGACCCCATAGAAGCAGAAGAGAATGACCCATAGCGTCTGCTGGAGTAGAAACTGCCGCAGTAAGAAAGTTTGCACCCTCAAGATAGGAA